AGTTGAAGGGTCGCACGTTCGGGGATACTGAGTTCGTGATAGGACATAGTGGCAGCACCGTACCGGAAAGGTCAGGTGTTGCACTCAGTTTTTGCGGCCGCCGGGGATATGTTTGCCACCGCAAGCATTGGTAACACCGCAAGCGTTGCCGTAAATACAATCTCAACACTTACCACCCCAATTCCGTCGGGGTTTGTAGGGGATATCTTTCCAAACGTACAAGTACAGCCCGCAGGAAACGTTGATTGCTACGGAGTTGTATATACATACTTCCAATCTGCAACGGTCCTAGCCTTCGGGGTAAGAAATGGAGCAGCAGTTGCACAACAATTCCTCACGAAAATCAGCCTAAAAGGGCGGTGGAAGTAATGAAAATTAAACTTTGGGCCGATCTTGTAGGCTGGCCGCTTGAGGCTTTTGTTAATGGTGATGTAATTACTATTAACGGGGAGGCCATTGACCTTTCTGGTATACCTGATGGGTTTCGATTGCCTGGCAGTGCGGTCGGAAACAAGTTCTTTGTGGAGACTGACTATGTGGAGCGGATCGGGAAAACCCTGCACTTCACTCTGCGCCTCCCTGTGGCATGGGACAGCCCTGAGGAATACCGGAACCCGGCTGAGCCAATTATCCTGGACGCGCGCAGTGGCCTGGTGAAATTCCCAGACACATCACCTCCCAAAGTTATGGTTCCTGAAGTCGTCCAATCAGCTGAGCAATTGGAGGCGCCTGAAGATGGTGGATCTATCGAGACTTGAGCCGGTGAAGACCGCCCAGGACGTAACGGATCAGCTTGATCTGGGCCAGGCGCGCGCTTACCTGGAGGAAACCAACTGGCACTCCTTCGCTCTGCTTGAGGACGGAACTCCCATTCCGGACGAGATCAAGGCTGCGCGCACTGCCGCACGGGCGACCATCGCCAGGCTATCCATAGCCGCCCACGCCTGAGGCGCACCGAAGCCAGTCACCCGCCCTCGAGCGGGTTTATTTTTGCCTGAGGAAACCCAATGCCAATTACGGCCGACATCCAGACACTGGAGCCGGGCGCGTGGGTTGAGCTTTTCGAGCTTGATGCCACGTCGCTCGGTGCAGAGCTCTACCGATTCCACGGATACCCGCAACAGTCTTCGATCTTCTGGCAGGGCATGGAGTACTCGCCCTGGCCAATCAAGGCTGGTGGATTCGAGATGACCGGGCAGGGCGCCCAGCCGACCCCCACGCTGTCAGTGGGTAACGTCGGCGGCTTTATCACGGCCCTGGTGCTGTACTTCGAGGACCTGGTGGGAGCCAAGCTTATTCGGCACCGGACGCTGGGCAAGTACCTGGATGGGCAGCCCGAGGCAGATCCAGAAGAAGAGCTGCCGCCCGACATCTGGTATGTGGAGCGCAAGTCATCCGAAGACAACGAGGTCGTGCAGTTCGAGTTGGCTTCTGCGCTGGATTTCGCCGGCGTGCAGTTACCCAGGCGTCAGATCGTGGCCAACGTGTGCTGGTGGTTGTCCTGTGGTGGATATCGCGGGCCGTACTGCGGGTACAACGGCCCACCTGTGGCGGACGAGAACGACATCATTGTGACCGATGCTGCCAAGGACAAGTGTGGCGGGCGGCTCACCAGTTGCAAGCTTCGCTTCGGCGCCAATAACCCGCTGCCGTACGGTTCATTCCCGGCGGCCGGCTTGATCAGGGCATGACCAATGAACAAAGCAAGCATGGCAGCGATCGAGGCGCACGCCCTCGCTGAGTACCCGCGTGAGTGCTGCGGCCTGCTGGTACGAGAAGGCCGAAAGGAAATCTACGTTCCATGCCAGAACACCGCCTCGACTCCCAGTGAGCATTTCCGGCTGGACCCAGAGGACTACGCTGCCGCGGAGGATCTGGGCAAGATCCTGGCCGTGGTGCACAGTCACCCAGACTACCCAGCGGCGCCCAGTGAGGCCGACCGGATATCCTGTGAAGCGTCTGGCTTGCCCTGGCACATCGTAGAAGTGCGCAAGGGGGACGATGATGTGGTGCGCACTGGCGAACTGGTGAGTTTTGAGCCTGCCGGATACGAGGCACCACTGATTGGCCGTGCCTTTGCCCACGGCATCAGCGACTGCCTCAGCATCATCCTCGACTTTTACCGGCGTGAGATGGGCATCGAGCTTGGTAACTACGAGCGCGAGGACGGCTGGTGGGACAAAGGCGGCAACCTGTACCTGGACAACTTGCCGGCCGCTGGCTTCGAGAAGGTCTCGACGCTACAGCACGGCGACCTGGTGCTGATGCAGATCCGCTCGCCAGTGCCAAACCACGCCGCGATCTATCTGGCCGACGGCGTGCTCAAGACCGAACCCGAACATTACCCGGCTGCCGGTTCGATCCTTCACCACTTGTACAACCGCGACAGCAAGCGTGACGTATACGGCGGTTATTGGTCCGAGGTGACGGTGGGCTACTGGAGGCACCGGGACGCAAAGACTTGATCAAAATGCTATCGTCAGCCGATATTTCAAGGAGCTGTCATATGCGGATTTTAATTGGAGTGCTTGTGGTTTTGCTGCTGTCTGGTTGTTCAAGTGTCGCCGACATCAGGGCTACCCCTGCGGTCATAAGCCAGTCCAGCGAGAATCCAGCCAAGGTTGTAGCAGAGTGCATAAGGGATGGCTGGCAATCGACGTCCATCATCGGTGGGACTGTCGGAGGCGTTCTTCAGCAGTCGGGAGACAAGTTCTCTGTCGTTGCCCCCAATGGTGAATCGCCATGGCATGTCGTTGATGTGTTTCCGAGTGGGAGCGGATCGACTGTTCGCTATCATTTTTACAGGACATGGCAGTCGCCCAACGACAAGGTTACTAAAGTCGTGAGCAATTGCATCAAGTAGCCAACGTTGACACAAAGGCCGCCTACGGGCGGTTTTTTTATGGCCCGGAGAAAATATGGCTCAATCTATCGAGAAAATGCAGACCGTGTTGTTATCGGGGTCGCTTGCCAGGCGATTCGGGCGAAGGCATCGAGTCACGACCAGTTCAGGGTTTAAGGATGTGATTGGCTACTTTAAGCAGTTCGCAGGCTTTGAACAGCATATGGCCGATAGCTCCAGCAAGGGCCTGCGTTACGCGATCTTCAACGGTAAGGAAAATATCGGTGAAGATGACCTCGGCAAGCCGACTGGGCGTGATGTTATCCGTATTGTTCCAGTCATCACGGGATCCAAACGAGCCGGCTTACTTCAGACGGTGATCGGCGTCGTGATCATTGCACTGTCTTGGTGGAACCCGTTGGGTTGGTCTGCTGCTGCGGTTCAATTCGGCTATGCCGCCGGCGCCTCTATGGCACTGGGTGGCGCAATGCAGATGCTGAGTCCTCAGCCAAAAGGGCTGAGCACCCAAGATGGGCCTAACAACCGGCCAAGCTACAGCTTCAACGGCCCAGTGAACACCAGTGTGCAAGGCAACCCTGTCCCATTGCTTTATGGCCGCATGATCGTTGGCAGCGCAGTCATCAGCGCGGGTATCTACTCCGAAGACCAGATGTAAACCAGAGAACGCCTAAATGCCCGCCACTGAGCGGGTTTTTTTACGCCTGAAGGAAAGCCATGAACAATTTAGCTATCGCCGGCAGCAAAGGAGGCGAGGACAAGCCGCGCCCATCTGTTGAGGCGCCAGACAACCTCCAGAGCACCGCGTTTGCACGCATCTTGGACTTGGTGAGCGAGGGAGAGATCCGCGGTCTGGCAGATGGAACGCGTTCTGTTTTCCTTGGCGAAACGCCTCTGGCAAACGTCGATGGGTCATTGAACTTCAGCGGCGTGACATTGGATGTGCGGACCGGTAGCCAGGATCAGTTGCACATCCCTGGCTTTCCATCAGTGGAGAGCGAAATAGGTGTAGGTGTTGAGCTTCGTTCGGATCAGCCTTACGTTCGGGCCGTGACCAACCTTCAGCTTTCAGCAATTCGCGTGCGGATGTCGGTGCCGCGTCTCGCTCAAACTAATACCTCCAACGGCAACACAGACGGATACACCGTTCAATACCGCATCGAGCTTAGGACCGATGGAGGGCCATATGTGCAAGTTCTTGCGAGTGCTTTCAGCGGTAAGACCACGACCAAGTATGAAAGAACCCATCGTATAGATTTGCCTCCAGCCAATAGCGGCTGGCAGATCCGTGTGGTACGAACAACCCCAAACTCAACCAGCAGTGCTATCGCCGACACAACCAGCATTGACGCTGTGACCGAAGTAATCGACGCAAAGCTGCGTTATCCGGGATCGGCGATGATTGGCGTGCAGTTCGACGCCTCACAATTTCAATCGATTCCGACTCGTTCGTTCGACCTATACGGCCGGATAATCCGTGTGCCGAGCAACTACGATCCAGAGACACGTACCTATCTCGGCGTCTGGGATGGCAGCTTCAAAAACGCCTGGACCGACAATCCAGCTTGGATTTTCTACGACCTTCTGCTGCACTTCCGCTACGGCCTTGGCCACCTGCTGAATGCTGGCCAGGTCGATAAATGGGAGCTCTACAGGATAGGCCAGTACTGTGACCAAATGGTCCCGGACGGTAAGGGCGGCACCGAGCCACGGTTCACCTGCAACCTCTATCTTTCTGTGCGCGCCGATGCTCTGAAAGTCCTCCAGGACCTGGCTACCACGTTCAGGGGCATGGCGTACTGGGCCGCTGGATCCGTAACGGCTGTGGCCGACATCCCTGAAGACCCGGTTTACACATATTCGAACGCCAACGTCATAGAGGGAAAGTTCGGTTACTTCGGATCTGCCAAGAAGACCCGTTACACCGTCGCTCTGGTGAGTTGGAACGATCCAACCGATTTCTATCGGCAGAAGGTTGAGTATGTCGACGACCAGACAGGAATCAGCCGCTACGGTATCCAGCAGACCGAGATCACGGCCACCGGCTGTACGTCCCAGGCACAGGCCCAGCGAGTCGGAAAGTGGGCGTTGCTCACCAATCGCCTCGAAACGGAAAGCGTGGGCTTCTCAGTGGGGCTTGACGGCACGCTGGCGCGCCCTGGGCAGATTATTCGCGTGGCTGATAACGACCGCGCCGGGCGCCGCATTGGTGGTCGCCTGCGGTCGTCCACGCTGGACACGTTGGTCCTTGATGCTGATGTGACCGCGTACCCTGGCGACACCATCACCCTGATCATGCCAACCGGTAAAGCGGTTTCTCGCGTCATCAAGTCGGTCGGCTATCCAATGACCTGGGACAGCACTGGCATTACCTGGGACAACGGCAACGTCACGCTTGATACCACGGGCTTTCCCGCCGAGGTTCAGCAGGTTGTTTTGGTGGAGGATCTGGACGACTTGCCGCCGACCCACTCCATGTGGGCCATCGACTCTCCAACGCTGGCGGTTCAGCAATTTCGAGTCATGTCCGTGGTTGAGGATTCCTCGGACACTGAAATCAAGTTTACGGTCAGCGCGGTTCGGCACAACTCCAGCAAATACGGAGCAATCGACAACGGCAGCAAGATCGAGCGGCCGCCCATCACTGTTATTCCGCCAAGCGTGCAGAAGCCTCCGACGAACGTGACGGTCAGCAATGACCACTTTGTAGATCAGGGAAGCGCGGTCAGCGTCATGACGATCAAGTGGGACAAGCCGGAATCGGCGATCGCCTATGAGGTTTATTGGCGCAAGAACGATGGTGACTGGATCTTTGCCGGACGCACCGGCACCACTTCGATTGACGTGAGCGGGATCTACGCCGGGCGTTATGTAGCCAAGGTGCGGGCAATCAACTCGCTCGACATCGGCTCTGTGTTTGCCACTTCGGCTGAAACAGTTCTGGCCGGCAAGACCACGCCACCGCCAGTAGTGTCAGCTTTCACCGCCCAATCCATCGTGTTCGGCATCAAGCTCAAGTGGGAGATTCCGGCCGGGCTCAGCACGGCGGACTTGCAGCGCACCGAGATCTGGTACAGCCAAACCAACCAGATCGGCACAGCTATCAAGTTCGGCGATTATGCGAACCCGCAAACTGACCTCACCATCATGGGACTGGCTTCTGGGGTGCGGTTCTTCTTCTGGGCTCGCCTGGTGGACCGAATCGGAAATGAGGGTGCATTCTTCGGCCCAGTCACCGGTCAGTCGTCATCGGATGCTGGGCCGATTCTGGACTACCTCAACGACCAGATCACCGAGACCCAGCTCAGCCAGCACCTTCTGGAGAAAATTGATTCTGGCGGCGGGGCCCAGGTCGAGATCGACGAACTGAAGTTAGAACTGGCGGCGATGTACAGCATCAAGACCCAGCTCACCGTTGATGGCAAGCCGTACCTGGCGGGGATCGGAGTCGGCGTGGAGAACAATGAGGGGATCATCACCAGCCAGGTACTGATCGCCGCCAGTCGATTTGCCATCGTCGACCCGAACACCACCAATGTGTTCTACCCGTTCGTGGTGCAGGGGAATGCAGCCTACATCGACACGGCTTTCATCCGGGATGGGAGTATCACCATGCTCAAAATCGGGAGCCACCTGCAGTCAGACGACTTTGTCGAGGGGGTGGCTGGCTGGCGCTTAGCCAAGACTGGCGGATTCGAAATGAATGGCTCCGGCACTGGAGGCCGTCGCGTCATGACGAACCGGTCAGACAAGTACTACGACGAGCACGGAACGCTTCGGATAAGGATCGAGGTTTGAATGCCAATTTTTGAGCTTTACAACGCTGATGGCTCTTTGCAGATGGACCTATCGTCAAAACTTTCTAAATATCTGGGAGCGATAAATGTGAATCTATCTGCTTCCGGATCTCATGCAGATGCAGACTTGTCAAAAGGAACCCCTTGGTACTACGTATGCATACCCAGTAGCGTTAATGTTCGAGGTTTCAGGAATCCTAGAATTAGCTTTAGCGATGGTGTTATGAGCTGGGCCAGTGAAACAAACTTTGTGACCATGGGGACAATAATATACGGGATATACTCCAATGGCTCAAATTGAGATAGTAGGAAATGATAGCTATGTATTGATTAATGATCATTTTCAAAACATGGTTCTCGCAAACAGAACTTCAATAACTTTTCGCAAGTTTGACAGCTCAACCTCAACCATCGGTGGTTACGCAGAGTTCAGCATGCCATTAAACAGCAGTGCGTGGCCGGTACTTGCTACCACCAGCCCATTCGCCATTGCGTACAATTCAGCGACGATATCAGCCGGGGTTGCCACATGGACATTTGTCTGTGGAGCTGAAGCGGTGGGGGCTACCGCAGAGTTAGTAGTGTTCTATCTTCCTTCAAAAGTAACCAATGCTAACGGCATAATTCAGCTTTTTAATGAGCAGGGTGAACTCGTATTTGATAGCAATCTAAGGTACGCAAAGGTACATGGTCAAGTAAGGTTTGCACTTGATTCAAATGCTTCGGTCCAGCTTTTTGCGGGCAGAAAGTATGCGGTGTGTTCGGTGCTTACACCGAGGGAATATACTGATTTACCTATCGATCCTGGTGGTCCTGGCGGTTTCAGGATGAACCAGATAACCGCTTACTCCGGTGTTTATCTCGATGGGTCAGTTGCAAGGTCAAGAAGATTTGAATATATAAATCGAACATATAGGACTGCTTCGCCTGATGGCGTTGCAAATATTAACAATGAAGGATCAATGCTTATCTTCGATATGACTGGTCTTATCTAAAGTCGAGAGTTTTCTCAAATGCCTATGACCTCACAGCAGCTACTGCAGATCCTCCCAAACGCCGGCCCTAGAGCCGGTATTTTTTTGCCTGCGCTAAACCGGGCAATGCTTCGGTTCAAAATAGATACACCGGTGCGCCAAGCTGCATTCATTGCCCAGATCGGGCACGAATCAGGCCAGTTGAAAAGCCTGGTAGAGAACCTGAATTACAGCGCCGATGGGCTGGCCAACAATTGGCCTGGGCGATACGCCGAGTTAGACGGGAAGGGTGGCTACCTGAAAGTTGATGTGAAGGGCCGGCTGCGCAATAAGCCCAACGCCCTAGCGCTGACCCTGGCCGGAAAGCCCGAGCAGATCGCCAACAACGTCTACGCCTCCCGCATGGGCAACGGCTCGCCGGCCACCGGTGATGGATGGAAGTATCGAGGGCGCGGCCTGATTCAGGTGACGGGGAAGTCGAACTACATTGCGGCCGGCACCGCTTTGCAGCTAGACCTGCTGAATCAGCCTGAGCTGCTGGAGCAGGCAGAGTGGGCGGCGATGTCTGCTGCTCATTACTGGGATGCCCGTGGCTTGAATGCCTTGGCGGATGCGGGAGCATTTCAGGATATCGGCAGCATCATCAACACGGGCCAGCCAGGCCGGGTGCCGAACGGTGCAGCCGACCGACAGGCGCTGTACGACAAGGCACTGAAGGTGCTGGCATGACGCCGGTGCAAAAGCTGGCCGCCCTGGTGGCGCTGGTCGTGGTGCTGATGGCAACCGCCGCCGGCGTGACCTGGCAGGTGCAGGACTGGCGGATGGGCAAGAAGCTCGCCGAGCAGGCCGGCCTGCACAAGGATGACCTGGCCGAGATCAGCAATGCCGCTGCCGCCCAGGCCCGCGCGGAGCAGGAAAAGCGCCTGGCGCTGGAGAATCAGCTCGCCACGCAGGACCAACAACACTCCAAGGAGTTATCCGATGAGAAACGCACGCAGGCTGTTATTCGCGATCGCCTTGCCACTTCTGATGTGCGGCTGTCAGTCCTTCTCGACGCAACGGATTCAGCCAGTGGCTGCAGCGTGTCTGCCACCCCCAGCGCCGTCGGCGTGGTTCATGCAGCCCGTCGAGCCCAACTTGACCCAGCGCATGCTCAAAGAATTATCGCCATCACCGACGACGGGGATAACGCCGTGATCGCGCTGCGGGCCTGTCAGGCGTATGCCAGGGCGATTGCACAATGACCTCGTTGAACTACCATCAGTCGTGGCGTTCGTATTGCGATCATTGAGTTAACATTCAGGGCACCATGGATAAGCGGCTTGCAGGCCTTTCATTTCTGCTTACCCTTGGTTGGGTCATCACCGTCGTGTTCGTCATGTGGTTTTTCAGCTGATGGGTACGGCTCAACAAGCTCGGGGCCCTGGTTCCTGACGTTCCCGACGGCCTTTCCAACAGGAAACCACTCGAACTCTTCGGTCGGCTGACACAGCTCTTTCGCAATTTCCTCGGCGCGGGATGGTGAAAGACCTGGTTCAAGCCATTCATTTGCATGCTGCGGCGTAAGCACTAACGGCCTGCGGTCATGTATATCGACCATGCCCTGATCGCTCGCAGCTGTGATGATGACGAAGCCGTCACCTTCGTGCGGTTCAAGGCCCGGATGTACCTGGGCCAAGGCGCCAAAGAACATCGGCTTTCTGCTTTTCAATCGGATGAAGTAGGGCTGCTTCTTTTTCGGGTCGTCCGGGTCTTTCACCCATTCATACCAACCTTCGCTCGGCACGATTGCCCGGCCATTTGGCCACAGTTGTTTGAAAAATTTGCCAGTAGTGACGGTCTCGACCCGAGCATTAATCGGATCTGGTCGTTTTCCTTTCGCCCAAAACGGGGCCCATCCCCAGTGCACGGCGTCAATGTGCAGCCCGTCCTCTTTGCTGTGCAGCAACTGCACGCGAGTCGTAGGCGCTACGTTATACCGATTGATCGGTTCTGCGTCGTAGCCACTGAACAATTCGATCTGAGGATTCAACTCCTCAATGTAGATCGCCATTCCCTCGTACTGCACAAATCGTCCGCACACAGAATACCTCCGCCTGTCGAAATCCCCTACAGAGAAATTGACCGCAAGTCGCTTACAAAGTTAACTGTACATTCGTACAGTATTTGCATAAGGCATTGTCATGAGCTTCAACATCCTGGGCCCGATAGCCAGCGGCGGCGCGAAACTCCCTCTTTGTTCGTTTCACGTGCCTGCTGGCTTTCCGTCCCCCGCGGCCGACCATATAGAGCAGCATATTTCTTTGGATGAAGTGCTCAACATCAGAGCGCCGCACGTTTACCTGGTGATGATCACGGGAGAAAGCATGCAGGGAGCCGGAATCTTCGAAGGCGACCTTGCGGTGGTTGACCGTTCAATCGAGCCTGCCCACGGGCACATTGTTGTGGCGCTGCTGAATAATGATCCGATGTGCAAACGCCTGTGCAAGCGCGGCAAAGAGGTGATTCTCCTTTCTGAAAACCCTAAATATCCGGCGCGCTATGTGCTGGAGGGCGACGAGCTATCGATCTGGGGTGTGATCACCAGCACCGTGCGCAGCCATGTCTAACCCACCGGTCTTTGCGCTGATCGACTGCAACAGCTTTTACGCCAGTTGCGAGCGAGTATTCCGGCCCGACTTGGCCAAGACTCCAATCGTCGTGCTGAGCAACAACGATGGCTGTGTGATTGCACGGAGCTATGACGCCAAGCCATTCATCAAGATGGGCGAGCCGTACTTTCAGATAAAGCACAAGCTCAAGGAGCACGGGATCATCCCCTTTTCCTCGAATTACGCGCTCTATGGCGATATGAGTGAGCGCGTGATGACGCTTATCGAATCGATGGTGCCCGCCGTCGAGATCTACAGCATTGATAAGAATAAGTTGCATACCGTGGACGTCCAAAGTTAGATGGCGTCCCCATGGACATTGACGCTTGTTCTTACAGAGATTTCCCTTGCCTACCGTCGAACACATTC